TAAATGAACAAATAAATAACAATTAATGAACCTGACGTGAATAAAGCAATAAAAAAGGTCGACCGGTTTTAAGCTGGCGACCACTATATAGCTTACCACAAAAATATATACAAGTCTAGTCTTTTTTTTGTTTTTTGCTAAAATTATATTTTGTCAATAGTTTTGCGACAAGTTTTTCAAAAAAATTTTCTATGCTAATTTTCTTATTTCTTCCTCGAATAACTCCGCTGATGTTCTGTATTCAAACATTCCCCTTGGATAATTATTTATCCATTCTTCTATATATGCTATCTCTTCGTCCGTCCTATCGTCAAAATCTACGCCCTTTGGTATGTGCCTGCGGATAAGCCTATTATTATTTTCATTCGTGCCACGTTCCCAACTGCTATAAGGGTGGCAATAGAAAACAAAGGTACGTCTACCCTCGCCCAAGGCGGACCGTTCCATACCCTCATAATCGGAAAACTCCACGCCGTTATCTACTGTAATGCTTCTAAATACTTTCGGGAACATATCGCCCCACTTTCTCTCTAATCTGTCTAATGCTTCTACTACGGACGCTGCCCCCTGGTCCTTTAACTTAACTATAATTTCGTCACGGGTTTTTCTTTCCGTCAATACAAGCATACAGGATTTAGTAACCCCACGCTTGCCCTTAACGGTATCCATTTCCCAATGTCCGAATGTATCCCGGGTTTTGATTTCCTCGGGTCTGTTCTCTATGCTTTCACCTGCACTTGCCCTCTTTTGTACCTGTACCTTTTTATTATGTTTTTTACGCTTTCCTTTTATCGGCAATTCCTTATTAGTTAGCTTCAAAAATATACCGCTATCTATATACCTGTATAATGTCCTCACGCTTATAGAGGTTTTAAATTGCTTTTCGCCCCTCTTAATCTCTGCTAAAGCTGCTTCCGGGCTATACTTTTCATTTACTATTTTATCCTCTATGCACTCTGCCAATTCTCTATCATTTCCTATCTTTAACGCACGGCCCTTTCCCTGTTCGTTCCAATCGTGGACTTTCTGCCCTAAATCACTACTATACCTTTCTTCCTCCGTGTAGTCAGAGTTTCGGTGCATGTATTTACCCCTGTCGTACTCTCTGTATATGGTACTTCTATGAAAATGTAATTGTTTTGCAACCTCCGGCTTTGTGTGTCCGGCATTTAGCAACGCTTCCATTTTGATACGGTCGCTATGGCTCATTTGTTTAAATTCTTTTCCCATGTTCTACCTCCTACGACCAAAGGGGCAACGGGTATAAAATCCCTGCTGCCCCTTTAGGTTTTCGCCTTACTGCATTTCCCGTAGTTAAATAGAGCATAAGTTTAACCCATGCTGCCAATATCTCCGGCTACTTTTGTGTCCGAATCGGTCTATATCCTCTTGCTTTTTTCTCTTTTTCCTGCTATGCTTTTATTAAGCACTTGGGGCGGTTAGCAGGAATGTTAAGAAGTCCGCCCCTTGTGTGAATCCCTTACTTGATTACTTTCTTACTTCATCAAGTATCTTGTCTATATGTTCTACTGTTTTAAGTTCTCCGTTTGCTCTTGCGACCTCCCGGATTGATACTAACATTGCGATTAAATCAGCTTTGCTCATTTCTTCGTTCTCCATTTCGTAACTCCTTTCCTGCTATCTCCTTGCTACAATTATATTATATACTTGCACAAGTATATTGTCAAGGGTTTTTGCTAAATTTGTGCTACAAATTTTCAACTTTTTTCAAGCCTGCGTATTCCTCAACGATTCTTTGTAATTTGTCGGTAAAGTTCTTTCCCGGACTTCGTTCTATAATTTCCACAATCTCCGGCTTTAGTCTTACGGTCTTATGAATATTACAATCATCATTCGTATATACACCGTTTTTATATGCGTACATTTACTTACCGCCCCTTTCTATCTTCTCGTTAATCGCAGCTACTACAAATTCATTTGTACTTTTGTATCCCTGCTCTTTGGCAATCTTGGCTATTTTGTCCTTTTCTCCAATCGGCACAATAACCGGGATTCTGTCGTAGTTTTTCTCATTGTACTTATTCTTCGCCCTTGTGCTTGGCTTTCCTGCTTTTTCTTCCGCCACGTCCGCTCTCCTTTCTGTGCTACAAATTCCTGACTTTGTGGCACAATTCTTTTATTTGATTCTACCACACTTTTACTACTTGCACAAGTATACAGTTTGCACAACTTTTATTTATACTTGTGCAAGTATTTTTGTGTATTATTCCGGGTTGCTTTTATACTTGTGCAAGTATATAATAGAATCATCAAGAGGAACACAACAACAAATTTTCTTATATATGGAGGTATTCACAATGGAAAGAACACTTGAAACAATCGCTATCAATTCAGCTTTAACAATCGTCAGACTTAAAGGCGAAACAAAATTTAAACATCCACTCGGCTATACCGCCCCTTGGGGATACTGCTTTAAGCACCCGGAAAAAGGCTACTTTGCTTTTGAGGGCGAAACTTCCCCATATATCCCTTGCGGTGGTAGAAAGGCTCTTGTTTCTATCATGGAGCAAGGCGGATTTCTCAATTTTGATAACGCCGTTTGGCTTCAACCGCTTACCCAAGCATAAGAAAAAACGCCCCAAGGCTTTAAATGAGCCAAGGGGCGTTTTGAGTTGTTCATATTCTCTTTTATTCTGCTTCTTTAAGTTCCGGCAATTCCGCCACGTCAAGCAAAGGAAAAACCTGTACGCCCTGCTGCTTATTCTCAATATAGGTCGTAAGGTTGCCGTTTGTTTCCCATTTCTTTTTAGCTTCCGCCAATACCGCTTCCGCAATGTTTACCAACTGCTTTTCTGTAAACAGGATTCTAATAACACTCGGTAAGTGCGTGTATAACTTCGCCACTACGTCCGACAACTTAATAATGCCTGTGCCGGCCCCACACTCTCCCTCTGCGTCTGTTACCAATTTTACCGCAATCTGCTTTAAAATTTTGGTCTGTCCTGTCTTGATTAAGTAAATAATCAATGCTACCACAAGGGCAACCAATAACACGGAATCCCAATTAACAAGTAACCATTTTAAAATCTGCATAATTCTTTACCTCCGTTATGTGTCCGAATCGGTCTATTTTACATCTGCTTTATCCACCCAACCGTAAACGCCTTTGCCGTCCTGTGAGATTAAGTGGTAAGGGTGTGTACCCTTGGTATTAAGTGCCGTAACCTTACAAGCACTTACTACGTCCTTATGTACTGCTGCCTGCTTCGCCGTAGAGGACTTATAAACCGGTCCCCCTGTAAATGTTACGGTGTCGCCCTTTTCAACGGTTGTAGGGTCATTCTGTGCGGTTGTGGATACCTCTTTTACGGAATCTGCATTAACCCAACCGTAAACGCCTTTGCCGTCCTGTGAGATTAAGTGGTAAGGGTGCGGACTTCCGGGATTGGTTGCCGTTACCCTGCACTTACTTGTTACGCCCTTTGTATAGGTCGCATTTTTCGCCATAGAGGACTTATAAACCCCTCCGCCTGTAAATGTTACGGTGTCGCCCTTTTCGACCGAATTTGAGCCGTCCTGTGGCTTTGTGGGCGGTGTCTGTGGGGTTGGCTCTTCCTTTCTCTCAATGTCCGCTAAATCACTTGCCTTTACGGCTTCGTATACGCTATTTCTGCGGTTTGCGTATTTGCCTAACTTGGAATCATCTTTTAAGGCGTATTCGTGGATTTCTTCAAGTCCTACCTTTTCAATTCCTCCAAGTGCTTCCGCTGCCGTTTCTGCAATCTTCTTACTGCCACCGCTTCCGCCTTGGTTTTCAAGGTCTGCATAGTACGCAAGTGCCTTTAAGGAAACAATACCGACCTTTACGCCGTTTTTGACATAGCGTGTTATATCTTCGTCCGCTAAATCGTCCTGTGCTTCCTTGCCCTGCGGTGTGGAAAGCAATTTAGAAATTGCCTTTGCTTCCTCTTCGGTTGCTGCTCTTACCTGTTTATCCCATGCTTTCGGACTACTTCCGGCAATCTCGGTATAGAGTGCTTCCCCTAAAATCTCCTTTGCCTGCTCCTGGTCCTTATTTACAATGGTCTGCAAGAGGGGCAACGCACGGCCCCAATAGGCGTTCCATTGGCATTTACCTACGCTCATGCCGTGGTCGTTGTCGTTTCTGTTTACGCTCCCATAGTTGCCCTCCTGCGAATAGATAATACCACTTGCAACCTTAACAACCTTTTTAATCTGTGCTGCCGTTACTGCCATAGTCTACCTCCTATACTCTCTTTGTGTACGCAAGGCTTATATAGCCTGCACCGCTCTTTAACTTGCCCCAAGTGGCGTTACCGCTCTTTACTTCGTCTACGATTGTGTATACCTCGCCCTGCTTTACTGTGGTTGCGATTCCGTAGCCTGTGCCGGGACCCTTTCGTACATTCAGTACATCCGCCGTAACCTTAACCTTGTAACTTCCTGTATTCTGTGCCGGGGTTGTGGTCTGCGTAACCTTTCCGTCCGTCAGCTTCTCCGTGTAATCAAGGCTTATGTATCCTGCACCACTCTTTAACTTACCCCAAACGGTGCTACCGTTCTTGGCTTCGCCTACAATGGTGTATACTTCGCCTTTCTTTACCGTGGTAGCAATACCGTAATTTGTACCCGGACCCTTGCGGACATTTAAAGTACCTGTTGTGATTTTGACTTTGTAGCCGTCCACGGTTTGCGTTTTGGTATCCTCCTGCGGTTTTTCTAAGGTAACAGTTCCGCCCATAGCCTTTTTAATATCCTTGCGGAATTGTGCCATAGCAAGACCCTGCTTATTCCAAATATGCTCTACGTCGCCGTGATTGCTTGCAATCCCTCTCTTGTGACCCTCTGCATGGGAAATAATAACGCCGTCCGCCAAAGGGTCAAGATTATATAGTTTGCAAAGGTACGCAAACAGTTCTACCGCCGTCTGATAGGTCTTTAATACAAAATCCCTTGTAGCGGTCGGGTTTAAATCCGTGTAGCTGCTACCTCCTGTATACTTGATTGTGTTAGGCTCTGTCATTTCTACGCCAATGTGGGTATTGTTTCCGCTTCCCTTGCTACCGCTTCCACAATGCCACCCCCTGCGATTCCAAGGCAATAACTGTAATACCGTGCCGTCCGCCTGCAATACGGCGTGTACGCATACGTTGGCACTTGCCTTATTCCAATTATTGAAAAATACGGACGCTTTCGGTTGCGGACAACCTACGGAATGTATCATAAGACCTTTTACCGTGATTGTTCGACCGCAAGTGTAGCAAGGATTTTTTGTTACAATGCTTTCTTTGATTTTCATTGTCGTAACCTCCTATGTGATATTGTTTAGGTCAATCGGAATATCCTTTGTTTCCTCCGGGTATCCCTTTTTGATTTTAATTAGGTTTTCTGCCTTGGCTTTCCAACAATACAAGGCAATAACCGTAGTTGTCGGGGTGGCTATGTAGGTAGCCAATACCCCGAATTGTGAGTAGTCCATAAGCGTTACTTTGATACCTATATACAAACCCACAAAGTAAGTAAAAAGGACTGCCACTAAGACAGCTTTTGTAAAGTTCGGTTTTGGCAGTTTCTTTTTACCGCTTTCCTGCAACTTCTTAATAAGCCTTTCTTTGTTGGCAATCCTAAATAACAGGTAAAAAATAAGGAATCCGACTATAACGCCAAGGATTCCGCATAACAGATATTTCATATTCTCTTTTTCCTCCTACTCCTGTCCGTGTGCTTTTTGGTTTATGTGCTTCTCTACTTTTTGGATTGCTTCGCTCACGGGACCGTTGCACCCCTGCTCTTTCAATCCTTTAAGACAAGCCAAAACCGCATACGTCAGTAAACATAGTTCGTCATTAAGTTCCTGCTTATGCTCTTTTTCCTCTTTCTTGATTTCTTCAATCTGCTTTGTCTGTTCTTCCTGCTTCTCAAACCACTTAAAAATCTTGTAGCCAAACCCTGCAAGGGTCGCTATTGCCCCTACAACGCCTGCTACTGCTATTAGTGTT